CACATCCTCTTCATGACCCCCAAAGGGGAGAACACAATCACATATCCATCCAGTTCTATACTGTTATCGTGCTTGACTTCATAGTGCCTAATAGCCTGCTCTAGAAATTCTTCTGTCACACCCAGGTGATCCGCAAAGTCCTCCCGACTGCTGAGCCGCATTTTATAAGCTTCTATGATGCTGCTTGTCGACACCATTTTTTCATATGCCCAGTTCCGGGCCAGCCGTTCCTGCTTGACATTGGCTACGCTCCCCTCATCTAGTATGCAGCCAGCAGTCAGATGGTGGTGTCCTAGCTCCTCAGCGAGCACACAGGCTTTCTCAGCAGTGGTGTCAAGTGATTTATCTAGAACAATAGTGTTGTTGCAATAGAACCCCTTCAGCGCGCTCACAGGGATGTCGTAATCTATGACATTGATGCCATCATGTGTTGCTTCTTGAAGCAGTTGTTCGTGTATAGTCACTTATCATCCTTTCTTTGGGACTTAAGAAATTTAGCAAACTCTATCAGCTTCTCCTGCTCTTCTTTAGTAAGAGGAGGTCCGTCATTGTGAGCTGCAATAGTTTCAATTTCATCATCTTTTTGAGATTCCCATCCCAATAACCAATTTGGCATAACATCCAACGCAGCACAAAGCTTTCCAATGGTATCTGCATCTGGTTGATTATCTCCCCTTTCCCAATTAGAAATTACATTTTTTGTACGACTTACCTTATCAGCAAGTTCTTTTTGACTCAGTTCTTTAGCTTTTCTAGCTAATCGTATTCTTTCCCCAATAGTATTCATTAAAATTCCCCCTTTGTATAAGTATTGTAATGAAAATCTGTATATTTGTAAATGAAAAATACAGAAATTCTGTACAAAACTATTGAAAGCACAGAAAACCTGTGCTAATATGAACGAAGTACAGAATTTCTGTACAGAAGGAGGTGAGAAAATTGGTATTTCAGAAAATTACGAAGTATCTGAAAGAGCAGGGTATTAAGCAAAAAGTGGTAGCAGAAAAAGCGGGTTTTTCTGAACAACAGTTTAGCGCCATGATGAATGGAAACAGAAAGATCCTTGGGGACGATATAGCGGTGATTTGCAGGGTGCTAGGAAAAGAACCTAACGATTTTATTGATGTTAGAGAGATAGTTGCCGACGATGCCGAGTGATAAGGGAGGTGATAGAGAGTGCGTTTGTATAGCGTGAGAGACTCCCGAGAGCTGCTGGGAGGTATTGGTGAGGACGTGGTCCGGGGCCTGATAAAGGCTGGATTACTGCAGACACTGAAACTGGGACCACGACTGACGATGATCTCCAACCAGGAGATTGATCGGTTCATTGCTAAGAATGACGGCAAAGACCTCTCAGAACAGTTCGAGAGGGAGTGAGACCAATTATTGCATTATTTGCAGCCGATAGATGTCGGCGTGGTAATTGGCGAAGGTCGAGGCGGAGGAAGAATGGATAATGCAGTATATCTGGTTCTGGCGATTGCACTGGGGTGGTGTGTTGGATATCTATCCTGCCTAGTACTGGAAGTAGAAAGGAGAAATGAAGATCATGCCGATGATTAGCAAAAAGGAATTACAAGAGCTAAGGACCCGAGTTGAGGTCGCAGAGAATTTCATTATGGAAGGGTCGACTGGGAAGCAGCAGGAATACCTGGAATGTCTAGATACCTACAGTGCTTTCAGTAAAGAGGTGTATCAACATATTCAAGCTACAGAGCCAGTATCGGAATTAGAGGAGGAAGCCAAATTCAATAGGGCTTTGAAAGCACTTGAAGATTCTTACTTTATGGAAATTCATGAAATTATTTCTTACACAGAAAAGTTTAAGAATGTAAAGTCTGTTTGGGGATCCAGTTGGAGTGGCCTAGCTTGCTTCGCATATTACTTGGGTCTGACTGATAAGAAACAGGAGGTGAGATGATATGGAAGGAAAACGAGATGAGCATATTGATGAAGCAGTGAAAGCATTCAATAAATCATCATTAGGGGAATTAGACGCAATTGTGAAAGCAGCTGGTGAGTTTCGAAAAGAAGAACCAGTTTGGGCTGAGAGCTGGCAAGGTACGGCATGTTTCGCTTATTTCTACGGAAAGATTTTGCAGGAAAAGGACAAGGAGTTGAGTAAATGATCAGTTTAGATGGAATCCATTTAGTGGAACACAACGAAGCGTTCATGCTTATGGCGAGAGATCATCCACGCCCAGGCAAGTATATTGCTGAATTAGAAAGAGGGACATTCATAACGATTGATACTACTGGAGGAGTCACAGAAACGAAAAGTCTAAGTAGCATAGATGAAGCTGTGGCATGGTTGATGCTTGAATAGGAGGTGAGCAAATGCCAAAAGACACCATGTACTACATAGGTGATCTTGAAGTCTGGTTCAATGGAGAGCGCACGAAAAGCATGGAGATGGCCCAGACGGATGAGCGCTACATAAAGTCGTTGTTTGCTACAGGGCATGTACTGAAGGATGTAAATGGAAAGGGGTGTTTAGTGAATGAAATCGTCCATCCAGCGAACAGGGTATAAGAAAAGCCTGCAAGGATTAGGCCCCTACAGGCAAAGGACTAATAATAGTCCAGCAAACACCAACATTATATACCCTTAATTAGAATCTGCAAAGGAGACAGTAATGAGTATAAAAATAAATGAGCTACAAGTTGAGAATGTAAAACGGGTGAAGGCGGTCAAGCTGGAACCATCAGCCACTGGTCTTACTGTGATCGGTGGAAAGAATGGACAGGGCAAGACATCAGTCCTCGATGCCATCGCATGGGCGCTTGGTGGTAACAAGAAAAGACCGAGCAATGCTAAACGTGAAGGGTCCCTGGTCCCGCCAACTATCAATATCACAATGGACAACGGCCTGCAGGTAATCAGGAAGGGCAAGAATGGTGATCTTACAGTCATCGATCCCACCGGTAAGAAAGCTGGCCAGTCACTCCTGGACGATTTCATAAGTGGCATGGCGTTGGATCTTCCGAAATTTATGAACGCTAACAATAAGGAGAAAGCCGATACCTTGCTGCAGATCATTGGCCTGGGTCCACAACTGGCAAAGATGGAACAGGAATATACCAGTGCCTACAACACCAGAAAAGCAATCGGACAGATCGCAACCCAGAAGGAAAAGCATGCTGAAGATATGCTGGCTTATCCAGATGCACCTGCAGAATTGGTATCTGCCGGAGAACTGATCAAGCAGCAACAGACGGTCATGGCCACCAACTCAGAGAACCAAAGGAAACGCGAGAATAAGGCCATGTATGAGCGAGAGATGGCCCAGATTCAAGTCCAGATTGACGAACTAACGAACAAGTTGGCCAAGGCTACCGAGAACCTAACAATGGCGCAGAAGGCAGCTGAAGACCTCCACGATGAAAGCACCGAGGCATTAGAAAACAACATCCATGAAGTGGAAGCGATCAACAACAAAGTTCGCACTAACATGGAACGTGAAAAGGCCCAGGACGAGGCCAATAATTACAAACAGCAATACGGTACATTGTCGGAACAGTTACAGAAAATCAAGGAAGATAAGGTGGCACTACTCCAGCAAGCTAACCTGCCACTTGATGGGTTATCGGTTGAAGATGGAGAACTGGTTTACAACAGTGCCAAATGGGATTGTATGTCTGGAGCTGACCAGTTGAAGGTTGCTGTGGCTATAGCCAGGAAGCTGAATCCCAATTGTGGATTCGTCCTCTTGGATAAGTTGGAGCAGATGGATCGGGAAACAATGCAAGAGTTTGGGACATGGTTGGAAGTTGAAGGACTGCAGGTCATTGCGACCAGGGTGTCCACTGGCGAAGAATGCAGTATTGTCATTGAAGATGGTTATGTCCGTGGCGAGTACGTGGAGCCGGTGCAGGTGGTACCGACATTTAAAGAGGGGGAATTTTAACAGATGAATATAACAACAGGAACGATTCAATCATGCGAGAAAGTCATTATCTACGGCCCTGAAGGTGTGGGTAAATCCACCCTGGCAAGCAAATTTCCGAACCCACTGGCCATCGACACAGAAGGTAGCACCAAGAAGCTAGACATGGCCAGGCTAGACAGGCCGACAAGCTGGCCAATGCTCATGGATCAAATTCAACATATCAAAGCGGACCACATGGGATATCTGACGCTCATTGTCGATACCGCTGACTGGGCCGAGCTGTTATGCAGCCAAGACGTTTGCAACAAGAATAGCAAAGCGGGCATCGAGGATTTTGGGTACGGCAAGGGCTACCAGTATCTAGCTGAAGAATTCGCAAAGCTCTTGCATCTCCTGGAAGATGTTGTGGAAAGTGGGATGCACGTAGTAATCACGGCTCATGCAACTCTCAGAAAATTCGATCAGCCTGACGAAATGGGATCATACGATCGCTGGAGTCTCAAGCTCCAGAAGAAAACAGCACCGCTGCTGATGGAATGGGCTGACATGGTCCTCTTCGCCAACTATAAGACCTATGTCATCAATGTGGATGGCCAAGGTGCTGACAAAGGCAAGAACAAAGCACAAGGTGGGAAGCGAGTAATGTACACATCACATCACCCTGCATGGGACGCCAAGAATCGTCATGGCCTTCCGGAAGAACTAGATATGGACTATGCAAGCATTGCACACCTTTTCAGCGCTATACCTACTCAAGTTGCAGCAGCTCCTGTGCAACAAACGCAACCAATTCAAGCCAATCCGCAACCACAGCAACAAGCACCTGCCCAAACGCAACCGGCAGAAGCAAACTTCGATGCTTATGTTGGAATACAGCCTGAGCTGGCACAGCTATTGGCAGCCAACAATGTGACAGAGCTGGAGATCAGAGAGGTTGTGGCAGCAAAAGGCTATTACCCGATGGAGACACCAGTCAAGAATTATGACGATCAATTTGCTTTGGGGGCGCTAGTCGGTGCCTGGGACGCAGTGCATAGTGCAATCAAAACTAAGAGGGGGAATAAATAATGAGCAACGCAGTTGATAGAGAGTTAGGATGGGACGATACGATTGAGAATGACAGTGAGTTTACACTCTTGCCGGCAGGTGACTACAACTTCGAAGTAACAGGGTTTGAGAGAGCCAGACATAATGGCAGTGCGAAATTACCGGCATGCAATAAAGCTGTGGTCTCTCTCAATATAGATTCACCTGCAGGTAGCACAACGATCAAGCACAATCTCTTTTTGCATACCAAGACAGAAGGGCTCTTGTGCCAATTCTTTGTTGGAGTCGGACTCAGAAAACATGGTGAGAAGTTGCAGATGGACTGGAACCGTATAACTGGTGCCAAAGGAGTATGTCAGTTAGGCGTCCACAAGTGGACTAATGACAAAGGCCAAGAATTTGAAGGAAACGATATCAAGAAGATATATGATCCGGAAAAACTACCTGCCCAGCCTGTGCAACAACCAGCACCAGTACAACCAGTACAACAACCAGTACAGACTGCACCAGCCGGATGGAATCCCGACGGACTGCCCTTCTAGGGGGACATCATGCAATTAAGAAAATATCAGGAAGAAGCTAAGACAGCAATCCAGGAGCAGTGGCAGGAGGGCAAGAAAAAGACCCTCCTGGTGCTCCCCACCGGGACGGGAAAAACGATAGTTTTTTGTAAGCTCGCTGAAGATCAAGTCAACCAGGGTGACAGGGTGCTAATACTGGCCCACAGAGGAGAGCTACTGGAACAAGCTGCAGACAAACTAGAAAAATCAACAGGATTAGGTTGCTCAGTCGAAAAGGCTGAGCAGTCTTCCCTTAACAGCTGGTTCAGAGTAACGGTCGGAAGTGTTCAGTCAATGATGCGACAAAAACGCCTGGACCAATTCACTGCAGATCATTTCGGAACCATCATCGTAGATGAAGCCCATCATTGCCTATCAGACAGCTACCAGAAGGTCTTGAACCACTTCGAGCAAGCCAAAGTATTAGGAGTCACCGCAACTCCTGACAGGGGCGACATGCGGGACCTAGGCGAATTCTTCGAGTCGTTGGCCTATGAATATTCACTCCCTGCAGCAATCAAAGAAGGTTTCCTTTCACCAATCAAAGCACAGACAATTCCACTCAAACTGGACCTGTCAGGAGTTGGCACCCAGGGTGGTGATTTCAAGGTAGGTGATTTGGGCAGTGCTTTGGGGCCATATCTAGAACAGATTGCGACGGAAATTGTAGATCACTGCAAAGGCCGAAAGATTGTCATATTCCTTCCATTAATCGCCACCAGCCAGAAGATGTGCGACATATTGAATCAGAGGGGGTTAATAGCAGCCGAGATCAATGGGGAGAGCAAGGACCGTAAAGAGATATTACAAGACTATGAATCGGGCCAGTATGATGTGCTTTGCAATTCCATGCTACTGACAGAAGGATGGGACTGCCCATCAGTGGATTGCATTGTGGTACTGAGGCCAACAAAGGTCCGCAGTCTTTATTGTCAGATGGTAGGTCGTGGAACTAGGCTCCACCCAGGCAAAAAGGACCTCCTTATCTTGGATTTCCTTTGGCATTCCGACAGGCATGAGCTATGCAGACCGGCTCATCTCATCTGTGAATCAGAGACAGTGGCCAAAGCTATGACCAAGAACCTTGAGGAAGCGGGCGGGCCCGTAGATATCGAGCAGGCAGTCATGGCCGCTGAGAGTGATGCCGTGGCTATGCGGGAAGAAGCGTTGGCCAAGAAGCTGGCAGAGATGAAACACCGGAAGAAAAAGCTGGTGGATCCGCTGCAGTTCGAGATGAGCATCCAGGCAGAAGACCTGGCAGGGTATGTCCCGGCATTTGGCTATGAAATGGGACCCCCAAGTGATTCGCAAAATAAGGAATTAGAAAAATGGGGCATATTCCCCGAAGCTGTAGAGAGTGCTGGAAAAGCTTCGCTGATGCTGGATAAGTTAGATAGTAGGAAAAACGAAGGACTGACTACACCAAAGCAAATCCGGTTCTTGGAGAATAAAGGTTTTCAGCATGTAGGCACCTGGCAGTTTGAAGGAGCAAAGAAACTGATCAACAGGATAGCAGCCAGTAATTGGCGCATCCCTGCTGACATCGATGTAAGTACATATAAAGGGTAGACGATATGAATGAAATAGAATTACTACAACACATCGACCCGACACACCTCGACTACCAAGAATGGTGTTCGGTAGGTATGGCGTTAAAAGATTCAGGGGCCAGTGCCAGTGATTGGGATACATGGTCACAACAGGATTCTGGGAGATTTCAAGAGGGAGAATGTTTCAAGAAATGGGAAACGTTCAAAGGCTGTGCCAATCCTGTGACTGGTGGGTCCCTGGTGCAGATGGCAAAAGATCAAGGCTGGACCCCTGGACCTAAATTTGAACATTACGCCCTTGATTGGGATGGAGAGATTGGAGGCAGGAACTCCGACCTAGTGGTGGTCAACAAGAGCTGGCTTGAAGGCCAAGAGGTCCCGGAACCTAAAACATGGGAGCCACATCAACAGCTGATCAAATATTTGACCATACTATTTGAAGGCTCTGAGAATGTCGGGTACGTGACCGAGGTTTGGGAGAAGGAAGATAAGAGCTTCCCCAAAAAAGGCAATTGGGACCGGACAGCTGGCCAACTGATTGAAGCACTCAACAAATGCAAAGGAGACATCAGCGAAGTAATTGGAGATTTCAAGCCAGAGGTGGGTGCGTGGATCCGCTTCAACCCCCTGGACGGTAACGGGGTAAAGAATGATAACGTGATCGATTACCGGTATGCGCTGGTGGAGTCAGACGATATGCCCATCGATGAGCAGA